TGTTCGATGCTTGTAAATAAATTCTTAATTTGGTCTTGTGAAAGATTTGCTTCCATCACATAGCGTTCGACACTGGATACCCATGGCTGGATTATTCTTTGCTCCATAAGGGTAAACTGAGGATCGTTCCATCCTTCACTAATTAATTTCTTATTTTGTAAATCACTTATTCTCATGTTATAGCATCTTTAATAGTTGTTGTTTGTCTCTAGCCGGAAGTGTTTCTAATTGTTTTTTAATTTCCGGAGGTAGTGTGGAACCTGCATCAGCAAACTGTCCTGCTGCTGACTGTGCAGCACCTTTTAGTCCGCCCTGTTGTGCATTTGCTGGTGCAACACCAGTTCCCGTATCCTTTTGGCCACCTTCGTCACGTGCAATTGCTTGCCTTACCGCTGCCATGAATATGTTGTCCAACTGTCCTCTTGATAGCGTGACTTCGCCATCCTCAAAAATAAATTCTGCTTCACTCCAATCAATGGATTGATTAACGACCTGTTTGTTTTGTTCGCTAGGCGGAACAATTTTCTTTCCTTTCTGGCCCTTGATTGCTATACTATCATCTGTATTGTTCTTGGTCTGATCAGTTGGTGCTGTGGTTGTTTGTGTATCTTTCTGCTGATCATCATCAGTTGGTGCTGTGGTTTGTGCTTTATCCTGTGCAGTTTGATCCGTGGGTGCATTGGCTTTCTTTAAATTTGCACCAGCATCTGCCACCGCTCCGATGCCCTTGCCAATTGCTCCACCTACACCTTTTACGGCATCAACTGCTCCTTTTGCTACTGTGCCAACGGCCTTACCAACTTTTTGGCCCGTGGTCATCTTTGTCATTTCCTGTTCAGCATCACCGGTAGGATAGTTGTTTTTTCTTAGGAAATCAATAACCAATTGTGGGCTTGCCGGCTTCTTAACCTTGCCAAGATACGTGTCAAACTGCTTGATTAGCCAGTTTGCTTCCTTGCCAACCTCAAGATCGCCCTTTGCCTGACGGCCTGTGCTACCCGGAACGAATGACTTTGCCTTTGCAGCCATACGTGATAGCATGCCCTGTGGTGCTTCGTCGACTTGTTGTTCTATCAGAATTTCGTTTAAACGCATTGATTATGTTCCATTTGCATGTTATTTTATTATTTATGCCTTTATGTTGTTATAGAGATCTAAAGATCTCTTGCGTTTTCGCTATCGCTCAACGCATTTTTTCTTCTTCTTACTTTATATATGTGAATACAACAATTACGAAGTAATTTTGTTAGCATCATGTAGATAGTAGAGCCACAATTCGCCCGTTGCCGGACGAATTGGTTTGTTGAGCTTCATGTGAGTTAGCGTCACCAACCTGTTAAAGAAGATTTGTAACATATAGAGTGCATTAAACGTGTTAATGTATTCTATATAATACATCGGAGGCGGCAGACCGTCAACCCCCTACTTCAGCATTCGCAATATCCGCGGAAAGCAGTTAATCCCTAACAGTCGAAATCACTTGCTTTGTGGTTGTATCTTTTTCACAGAGCCACATCTTTTATGCCTGAGTTAGCATTATCCTTGCAACGCACCAGTATCTGAACGCACACTGCCCAAGCGGCAGGCGTCCTCAAGATGGGTCGAGCAGCCCCGACCAAACCATGTTGCTATGTTAAGCCTTGTCTTTGATGTGTCTTTCTAGGAGTGCCTTGCGCAATTTATCTGAACCGCCTACTCTAACATTAATAATGCCATTGTAATAATCGTCAGTTTCGAGAACTCTACGATCAAACTGTTCCCTTGCCTCAATATAACTCATTTCTGCCCTGTTCGTGCAAAAGTAAAGTATTTCTCTTGTGAAGTTTTCTGGCCCTAGTTCCTCTACATCGGACTGTAGTCTATCGGAAGAACCCCAATATTCCTTCCAGTCTGATTCTTTATAGCCTCTGCGTCTATTCTTTTTGCCTTTGAGAGGTGGCTTCGAAGTTTTAAATTTGGCTAGTTTCTTGCCTATGTATTTTTTGTTGTTGGTCTTGTTGGTAATGAGATAAACGAAACCCTCATATTCATCTGGAATACTTTCTATAGTTTCGCCTTTATGTGTCCAACTCGGTTTGTCCATCACTCTTACTTACTTTTGATGGACGACCTACCATGCCTTTTCTGGCTTCCTTTCTTTCCTGCCTCTTATTCTGAATTTCTGTTCGCCTTACACTTGCAAAGTTACGTATCTCTGACAACCAAAATCGAGCCTTGATTCCGGCTTCGTCCGAATTATGATACTCAAAGCGTTCCTGCCACTTAAAGTAGTTTTGGAATGCTTCGATCATCTTATCGTGACTGTCGGTTGCCATTTGCCTATTGGATTATTTCAACATCATTTGAGTATGAAGTAAATCCATTTTCCTTGATTACTTTTAATACTGTGTTCACACGTCCTGCGAGATCATCTCTGTGCGAAATTAGGAACACATTTTTGTCTCTTTCACGTGTCATCTTCTTGAGAATTGCGATTGAACTCTCAACACCAGCACTATCCATACCACTATCTACAAGTTCGTCGATAAACAGTAAATTAATGCCGTGATATAATGATTCCCAAACATCACGGAATGCCCAACTTAGACTTAAAATGAGCCTATTTCGTTCACCTCTACTGAGATTATCAAAGTCTAAGTCCTGTCCTAGTTGTGTAATAATCACCGTTAAATCGTTCTGAAACTCAACAATGTGCGGTAATCCTACCTTGGCAAGATAGTATGTTAAACGCTGATTTAGATATGCTAGGTTCTGTTCGATGATCTTCTTACGCACAAAAGAATCCTTGTTTGTAAGAAGTTTGTATAGGAAATCCTGATGATCCTTTACCTTTGTAAGTTCATTCAGTGCGTCAAAACTCACTTCCTGTAGTGCAGTTTCCTTAAGATCATCTATTTGTTCCGCATAAGGATTAGTTTCTTCTTTTTTCTGTCCTAGTTCCTTCTGTAAACTCTCAACAGTATTCCTGTGGTTGTATGCTTCTTCAACACTATCATACTGTGTTACTGGACAATTTTCTAGTTCTCCGATATCACTTACAACTTTTGAGTGTTCTGCGTATTGTGTTTCGTTGGTTAGGATATGCAGAGCCGCTTCTTGTTTTTGTTCTTCCTTGTTTTTTAAAATTTCTTCCTGTTGCGCATCATGTAGTTCCTGTCCGCAGGTATGGCACTTGTGTTCCTTTAACAGATCAACTTCCTTGTCCAGTTTGACAATTAATTTTTCCTGCTTTTCATTATCGGCAGTAATTGATGCCATCCAACGCTGTGCTTCTTCCAGTTTTCTTTTCTTGTCGTTGAAGGTTTCCCAACACTTGTGTGCTTCAATTTCTGCTTCAATGTCAATTTTTTCCAAGACAGCAATGTTTTTTTCTAATTCTTTAATAGTTTGTTGTTTGCTATCTTCCCACAGTCGCTGTTTGCGTTCAAGGCTTTCGATATTCTGTTGTATTCTTTCATTGCTTGCCTTGACAGTTTCAATTCTTGTGTTTTCTGCGTTAATCGCATCTCGATTTTCACGCATCTTTTCTTTAAGGCCGTCTGCCTTTTCAGAAAGCAGCGTGATACCAAGCAGTTGTTCAATGATCATCCTTTGATCGTTGTTCTTCATGGAAAGGAATGGTTCAGTATAAGTGTTCAGTGCAAGAATGTGCTTGAACATATCATGACTCATGCCAAATAAATCTTCAATGGCCTTTTGTGTTTCTCTGCTATCTCCCTGTGCCTCGTCAGTATCCGTTGGTTCCTGTTCAGTTCCATTAACTGCGAATTTTAATACGTTGGGTTTTCTTCCTCTATGGATGGAATATTCAATACCATCCTTTTCAAAGTCAATGGTAACCAGCATGCCCTTGCCGTTAATCTTGTTAATAAGATTATCTCTCTTGATATTTGTAAGGGCGTTGCCATAAATTGCATAACTTAGAGCATTGACGATAGTGGTTTTACCAGTGCCGTTTCTGGAACCGCTATCATCTCCGCCTAAGTCTAGGTTTTCACCTAAAACTAGAGTAAGTTCGCCTTTGTCAAAGTCAATGGCCTGGGTTTGATTGCCCACGCTCATAAAGTTTTTGACTGTAATATTTTTAATTTTTATCATAGATCTCGATAAATCTCCGTCAGCATACGCTTGTCATACGTTTCGCTATCTAGTTGTTCAATCTGATTCAATACGATTGTATCAACGCTTTCGAATGAAAGGTCAATAGGATCAACATTTGATTCCACTTCTACCTTTTCTGGAATCAACATTAGTTCACGCAGTTTGAATTGCGGAATAAACTGTTCCTTAATAAAGTTTGCTTCTTCAAATGTAATTTGAACATCAATTGTTACACGAGCATGCATCTTTTCTTTTAGATGATCTTCTGGTTTGTCTAACAATTGTGAAAGTTTAAAAGTTCTGTATACAGGTTGTCCTTCCCATGTTTTGAATTCAGGCTTTCCGCCCCATTCAAGCAACATCATTCCGCGATCATCGTCCCATGCATCTGCATAGTTGTGCGGAAATGCATTACCAATGTATGTTACATTGCCTTTGGTTTGGCGTTTATGGAAATGTCCACTAAACACATACTCCTGATTTACAAAATGATCCGGCTGCAATTCTCCATGATCCGGCATTTCAACCATTGCATTCATCTTAAAGTATGGTAGTTCGAAGTGACCAAACACATACCTGCTTTGAATATTCTTAACTTCCTTCCACTCATCTCCCACTAACCAAGGAAGCAGTGTTACTTCACCTTCTGTTAGTTGTTCTGTGATTGGAACGATGTTAGGAAACAGTCGCATAAACTCAATGGAGTTAATTTCACGCTTGTCCTTGTAGAATAAATCATGGTTACCAACCATGAAGTAGGTTTTTTCAAAGGTTTCGTTTAGTCTTTCTAGATTGGAAACTGTGTAATTCATTGTGCTAACATCAGTAGTCGCACGGTTATGGTGCCAGTCTCCTAAAAAGATACAGGTCTCAGCACCAGCGGCTTTTGCTTCTTCG